TAAGGCTTGTTAAGAATAACACAAGCACAGTTGAAGTTTTAGATTATGCAACACCAAAGGATTACTATGAAAAGTATGCTTCCTCTGGTGGCGGTAGACCAAAGCTTTATACAATTATTGGCGCTGAGATTGCTATGCGTCCTATTCCAGATAGTGCGTATACAATAGAGATTATTTACGGTGAGGATATATCTGCATTATCAGATGCTAACCTTACCAACACAGTTTTAACACGTCACCCAGACGTGTATTTATATGGTTCATTATCCGCTGCACATATCTTTTTGATGGATGAGGCTAGGGCCGCGCAGTACGACACACTTTTCTCAAGAGCAATAGAAGAGATCAACAAGGATAATGATAAAGCGTTCTTTGCGGGTTCGCTTTCAATGAAATCTGATTATTTAGGAGCGTAAAAATGAGTGCAATGTCAGACTACCTTGAGTTAAAGGTATTAGATCACGTTTTAGGAACAACTTCATATACAATGCCTTCAGCGGTGTATTTGGGTTTATCAACTGGATCATTTGGTGATGATAACTCAGGTACAGAGTTGACAGGTAATAATTATTCAAGAAAAGCAATTACTTTTGCAAGTGCAGCAAGCGGTACAACAAGCAATGACTCAACTATTGAGTTTAGTGCGGCTACTGGTGCTTGGGGGACCGTAAGCCATTGGGCGTTGTTTGATGCGGCGAGTTCTGGGAATCTTTTGATTCATGGTACTTTTAGTGCATCAAAAGTTATAGCGACAGGAGATATTGTAAGGGTTGCAACTGGCGATTTAGACATAACGGCGGCTTAATATGGCTGAAATTATTGGCCCTAGTTTAGATCAGCTTGATACTTGGGGTACGCTTGATAGTTTAGACGCTTATGGCACGTTAGAATATCTTGATACTATCAATTTATTCGAGGTTGCAGCGGCTGAAAGTATTGCTGTTACTGGCACAGGTAGTGCTAACTTTACGGCGGCGGTATCTGCAACTGCACTAATTACGATAAACGCGGCAACCACTGTTGTTTATGATGTAACCGTTGCGTCTGGTACTAACTCTTATGGTTCAGGTAATAAATACTATATTGCGGGTTTATCTGGTGCGAGTCCTACATTAGAGCTTGTAGTCGGGAACACATATAGGTTTGATCAGTCTGATAGTAGCAACTCAGGCCACCCGCTACGGTTTTCCACTACTGCCAATGGCTCTCATAATAGTGGTTCAGAATATACCACAGGCGTTACCACAACTGGCACACCAGGAACGGCTAACGCTTATACTGAGATAACTGTTTCTGCGAGTACGCCAAGCACATTACATTATTATTGCACAAATCACTCAGGCATGGGTGGTGTTGCTAATATTACGTCTTTTGAATTTGGATTAATTAAGTCTTTTGCGGCTTCAGCGACAATAACAATTACTGGTACAGCGGTTGCGTCCTCACGAGTTGTGGAGACATCAGGAACTACTAACATTGCTATAACAGCCACAGGTAATGTTTTGGGAACATTTGCATTGGCGGCAACTGACACAATTGCAATAACCGGAAGCACCACTACTGGTGTGAATTACAAAGCCGCGTATGCAGCGTCAGTTGATTTAAGTATAGAGGGTGTGGCGATTGCGGAAGAAATGGGTGAGGCTTGGACTGATATAGTTCCGGCTACAGCGGTATTTAACACTCGCACAGCGGGTACAGATAGGTGGTTGAATCAATGATACCTTTTGGTGAGTGGCTACCTGATCAGTCGGATTTTCAAAATCCTGGGTCTACGGTTGCTACAAATGTTATTCCCGCTGCAAGAGGCTACAGACCTTTCTTTGGTCTTTCTGAAGTTAGCCAAGCGGCTGACAATCGCATTAGAGGCATTTACGCCACCAAAGATACAAACGATACGATTTTTATTTTTGTCGGTGACTCCGGCAAGCTTTACAAAATGAATAACGGAACATTTGCGTTAGCTGATGTAAAAAGCGGCTCTTATAGCCTTTCAGCCGATGAGCAATGGAAGTTTGTGCGTTTTGGCAATGACGTTATTGCAAGTGGCAGTGATAGCGATGTTTTGCAAAAGTTTACAATTGGTTCAAGTTCAGCGTTTTCTGCAATTTCTGGTGCTCCGGCTGCAAAATATTTAGCGGTTGTTCGAGACTTTGTGGTTACAGCAAACGTTACATATTCTTCAGCTACATATCGCTCAAGGGTGCGTTGGTCACAGATAAATGATGCTAATTCTTGGACGTTAGGAACGGCACAAGCTGACTTTCAAGATATTGCTGATGCAGGGCATATTACTGGATTAGTCGGCGGTGAGTTTGGCGTTGTTTTATTAGAAAAAGCGATTGCTCGTATGCAGTATGTTGGTTCGCCTTTAATTTTTACTTTTGAAAAAGTAGAAACAGGGCATGGGTGTAATTATCCAAATTCTGTGACTTCACTTGGCCCAACTCAGGTCTTTTACTTAGCTGATGATGGGTTTTTCTTTTTTGATGGCTCTAAATCAATTCCTATTGGTGCGGAGAAAGTAGATAAGTTTTTCTTTGACAGCATGAATTTTAAATTTGCAGATCGTCTAAGCTCTACTATTGATCCTGAAAATCAGATTGTTATGTGGTCTTATGCTGATAGAGAAAGCACCGGAGAGCCTAATAAAATACTAGTTTACAATTATGCGGTTCAAAAGTGGTCCTTAATAAACCTTGATCATGAATTTTTGGGTAATTCACTTACGCCAAATATGACGCTTGAAGGGTTGGATAATCTTAATTCTAGTTTAGATGCTTTAACAACATCTTTTGATTCAAGTTTATACGCGGGTGGTTTTTTCCAATTATCCGCGAGTAAAGACAAAAAGCTACAGACGCTTACTGGTGCTCAGTTAGATGCTGTTTTGGAAACGTCAGAATTTGAAACTGCACCAATGCGGCAATCATTAATTAAAGGTGTAACGCCATATGTAACGGGAAGGGATGTGGCTCCTACGCTTAACGTACAAGTTGGCTCTAGAAGCAGACAGATAGACAAGGCAACCTTTACAACGGCATCAAGCATTAATGATGATAATAGTTGTCCGGTCAGAACACATGGGCGTTACCACAGGGTTAGAGTAAACGCGAGTGGCACTTGGAGATATGCGCTTGGCGTGGATGTTGACGCGGTGACGCTTGGCAGAAGATGACAGAGATAAATTATGTAAAGCTTCCGGCAAGCGGTGGCTCACCTAGAGAAACAGCAAATGTTGTTAATCTCGTGGTGGATGGAAAGATAAATGCAGCGGGTGAGGTTACACTTGGCGCAAGTGCAGCAAGCACAACAGTAACAGATTATAGAGTGGGTAGTGAAAGCGTTATTGTTTTTACCCCAACAACAGCAAATGCAGCGGCTGAACAAGGCGGCGGCACAATGTACCTATCAGCGAGAGCAAAGCAGAGTTTTACAATAACTCACGCTAACAACTCTCAGACGGACAGAACGTTTATATACATAGTCATTGGATAAAAATGAAAATAGTACCAATTGGTGCTCCGTTACTGCCTCAAGTTTGGCAGCATGTAGCTCCGTTGTTGAATAAGGCAGTACGCCTTTCACCAGAATTAATACGAATAAATGATGTTTATGAGGCCTGTTTAAAAGGCGTTTATGTCGTTTGGGTAGCGCTTGATGAGGACAGCGGTGAGTTTGTCGGCGTTATTTCCACACGAATAATTGATTATCCGAGAAGGAAAGCTCTCGCAATGGATTTTGTGGGCGGCTCAAGAATGAAGGAATGGTTAGGAATGGCACAAGAGGCAGTTGAGGAACATGCAAAGCGTAATGGTTGCTCTCATTTAGAGGCATATGGACGTAGAGCATGGTCAAAATACTTAGAGCCTCTTGATTGGGAGCAAGCCTATATAACTTTTAAGAAGGATCTTAGGGATGAGTAAGGGTAGTAAAAATTCAACAATTACAAATGTTCAAAAGCTACCAGAACCAATCGAGGCGGCTTTAACGCAAGCCTATGAGGATTTTAACCCATTTCAGGCTGCTTTCCAGGCTACGTCTGACTTTAATCCAAGGGCATATGATGGGCCTACTATGGCTCCATTTTCGCCCTTACAACAGGCTGCACTTACGGCGGCTGAAGGTCTTATGGAGCGTCCGGCGTATATTGATCAAATGGAGCAAACGCTTACTGGTTTTGCTCAAGGTGACACAGGTATTACCTTTGATGATACAAACTTAAGTAGGCTTGCAAATCAAGTTGCTGATGCTTCTCGTTTAGAAGGTTTATTTGGCAGTACAGATCCGGCGATTGCTCAGTTGCAGGGTCTATCTCGTCAATCAACAAGTCTTGATCCTCTTACAGCGCAGCAAAACCGTGAGAACCTAGCGACAGGTCTTTTAGGCACTATGGCGATGGATGGTGGCACTAATCCATTTCTTCAACAGCAATTAGATAGTGCCATTTCTGGTGCGGTAGATAGAGCAACGTCACAGTATGCTCTTGGCGGTAGGCTAGGTTCCGACTCATTTGCCGGAGCGTTGGGTGCGGGTATATCAAATGCGGCTGCACCGATATTGGCGCAAAACCTACAGCAAGACAGGGCTAACAGATTAGCGGCTGCACAGGCGTTAGGTAACGTATCAGGGCAAGATCTTTCAAGAGAAGCAACCCTTGGTCAAAACATTGTTGGTGCAGGGCAAACTAATTTGGCTAATCAAGTCGATGCTACAAGAGCATTATCAGCGGCATTTGGTCAAAATCTTGGACAGAATACAGACATTGCAAATAACTTGTTAAGAGCACAGCAAGCCGACTTATCACGTCAATTAGGTGCTTCTCAGTCACTTGCGTCTAATCAGTTAGATCAAACCAAATCTTCCGCTGCAATGCAATTACAAGCGGCTCAAGCATTACCCGCGATATTGGCGGCTGAACAAAGTCGTATTGGTACGCTTCAGGATCTTGGCGCAATGCAGCAAGCCCCTGCACAAGCCGCGCTTGACGCTGAAAGAGCTAGGGTTGCAGAGCAAAATATTCTTGATCAAAACCGTATTAATGCGCTCCTTGGTGCGTCTGGTATGGGTCAAGGTATGTTTGGCACGACAAGCACACAGACAGGTGGCGGTCCTAGTGCCTTACAATCAGGTTTAGGCGGTGCTCTAGCGGGTGCTAGTTTGGCGAATACATTAGGTATTGCAGGGCTTAGTCCCGCTATGGGTGCAATAGGGGGTGGTGCATTAGGATTGCTTGCCTCAGATACTAGGCTGAAAGAAGATGTAGAGTTGCTAGGCAAACACCCTAACGGATTGAGTGTGTACCGTTGGAAGTGGAATGAAACAGCTAGAAAGAACCGTTTTGAGACTTATCCAACTGAAGGATTTATGGCTCAAGAGGCTCAGAAACTTTACCCAGAACACGTTTATAGACACCCAACTGGCTACTTAATGCTCGATTATGCAGCGTTAAGCAATGAAGTGATGGGGGCGATATAATGGGTATATTTGACAACTTTAACAATAGGTTTGGTCAGTTTGGCATGCCTGCAAATCTTGGGTTGCTTACTACTGGTATCGGGTTGTTAGATGGTCAAAACCCTTTGCAAGCCATACAAGCCGGAATAGGCACATATGGCAGCTTTCAGGATATGGAAGAGGATCGGCGGCGTAAAGCGGCTTTGACAAAACTGCTTTCTGATGGTGGTTTTACAGATCAAGAAAAGGGCATCATTTCAGCAAGCAATAACCCTGCTTCCGTTGCCGCACAAATACGCAATGATAAAATTGCATTTCAAAGACAGCAAAGCCAACCGTTATCAAATATAGCAAAGCTTAAAAGCGATTTGGATAACAATAGGATTACAAAGAAAGAGTATGACGATAGGCTGAATGTCTTGAATTATATTAAACCTGTTGGAAGCACCGCTGTATCTCCGATTGGTAAGCTATCTGACGACTTAAAAGCCGGTAAAATCACACAAGATGAATATGATGCGGCGTTTAAAAAGGCTACGCAAATAAGTTCTACAAATGTGACTGATCAAAGAACATTACTTGCCGACACTTACAAATTAACTGGCGATGATCGAAAAACGTACATTTTAACAGGAAGGTTGCCAACGCCGCCAAGTGATAGGGGTAGGTATCAAGAAAAAGGTGCTTATAAAATTGGTGATGACATAATTGGCAGTGTTTCCTTTGATACCATGACTAATGAGCTTTTTTATGAAAAAGATGGTAAAAAGGAAATTTTAGACCCGCTTACAGCAATTCCGGTAAACGACAGTTATTTTAATTTGGGCATACCAAATACTTCTAATTTTAAAAAATTAAGAAACGAAGTGAGAGATGATCAAACCAGTTTAAAAAGATACACAAGTTATCTGAACAACATTCAAAACTCTGAAGTTGGTTTTGCACGTTTAGCTGATCAAATGACAGGGGCGATAAAAACGCTTCTCTCCAGAAAAGGTAAAATGGCAAAGCTGAGTGAGGAAGAGCTTGCATTAAAACTTGCGGCGGGTGAATTGCAGGGTTTGATTGGTAGGTCAAGAATTGAAACCGTTGGCGGCGGTGTTATGACTGAACAGGATGCTTTGCGTATTATTACAAATTTAGGTGGTGACGTAAACTTACTTCAAAACCCTGAAGTTGTAAGAGGGCAAATTTCAAGATTGTTTACTGATAAGTTTACAAGTTACAAAGATAGGATTCAGGAATACAATATCGCCGTAGGCGCAAAATATGGTGAATTAGGCTATGAGCCTTTGGAGCCTATTGAAGTTGATCCAAACCTTTTAGACCAAAGAGCAAGGCAAGAGCTTGGTTTTGAGGAACCAACAGCTCTATCCTCTAACCTTATTCCCGAAGATTTAAGTCAGTTAAGTTCTCTTTCTGATGAGGCTATCTCAAACATATTAGTTCAAATACCTGTTGAGCAAATGACTGTTGAACAACAAAAAGCACTTCTGGAAGAATTAGAGAGAAGGAAGTAAAATGTCAGACGCTGATAATCTCAGGAAACTTAAATTACTTCAAGCGGAAGCAAGGCTAAAAGCATTACAGCCACAGGAGCAATCCGACTCTTACATAACTAATTTAGTTAGAACAGCGGGACAGGGTTTAAGTTTTGGTTTCGGTGATGAGCTTGAGGCCCGAATTAGAGATTCTATTGGTGATGGTGAGTACCAGAAAAACTTAACTAAAATTAGGTCAGAAATAGCAAAGTTTGCTGAAGAAAATCCAAAGACTGCAATTGCTGCAGAGATAGGCGGTTCATTGCCTACAGCGGCATTAGGCGGCGCAGGGTTGGCTAGAGTTGGTGTTAAAGGCGCTATGAAGGTGGGCGGTATTGAAGGGGCCGCTTATGGGTTTGGTAAAGGCGAAGGTGATGTAGCAGAAAGAGGTAAATCAGCCATTACTTCTGGTGCGCTTGGTGCAGCGGGTTCAAAGGCGGGTGACATAATTTTCCCAAAAGTTACTGAAGCGGCGAAACGTCTGATGAAAGAAGGTGTGCGCTTAACACCAGGTCAAAGAGTTGGTGGTATTGTCGGAGAGATAGAAGAAAGAGCAACATCTATCCCGATTGTTGGTGACGTTATAGAGTCTGCACAACAAACAGCAATGGGTGACTTTAATCGTGCGGCGATAAATACTTCCATTAGAATACTTGGCAAAGGGGCAAAAAAAGTTCCAAAAAACTTAGAAGGTCAAGCGGCATATCAGTTTGCTAAAGATCAAGTTGATGAAGCCTATTCAAAGGTCATACCAAAGCTAAAGGCAGATGTTGGCGGGGACTTTGAGGACGGTCTAGTTAAAATTGTAGAAAACAATCTTGATTTAGGTCAGGACGGTCTAAAAACATTTCAAGCAAAATTGCAAAAGATACTAGCTTCAAAAGTTACTACTAAAGACAGAATTTTACGCGGTGAAGTATTAAAAGATATAGATAGCAGTCTTGGTTTAGAAGCGTCTAACTTTAAAAGAAGTGCAAACCCACAAGACCGCAATCTTGGCGAAGCTTTGCAAGACGTTCAAAATCTCTTACGCGAAAGCATGAAGGGAACAAACCCTCAAGCTAGTCGTGAGTATAAAAAAGTACAACGTGCATTTAGAACTTTATTACCTGTTAGAAAAGCTACTGTTGCCGCAATTACTAGAGAGGGAAGGTTTACCCCTGCACAACTATTAAGAGGCTCAAGAGCCACAGATCGAAGCAGAGATAAGATAGCAACGGCGACAGGTAAAGCACCGCTTCAAGAGTTGGGGTCAGTTGGACAGGAAGTCATTGGAAGAACTATTCCTGATAGTGGTTCGGCTGAAAGAGCCGCGCTAATGATCGGGCTAAATCAATTAAGACAAAATCCTGGTGCGGTTGGTGCGCTTGGTTTGTTGAGTACGCTTGGAACAGGGGCAGTATATCAAAATCCGCTTGGCAGATCTTTGGTTACTCAATCTCTTGCTGCACCTGGAAATATATCACGATTGGGATCTCCCGCTGTTGGCGCAATGAGTACACCGACAGTAAATGAGCAAATTTCTAGAAGATTACCGCCGACAATTGAACAACTAAGATTACTTGAGGAAAGGTTTAGATAATGGCTAAGAATAACATTACTCAGTTTGATGCTACAGCGGCAAACAATACTGATATTCAATCGGTGGACATAGACGAGGGTTGCGCTCCATCCGGTATAAATAACGCAATCAGGGAGCTTATGGCTGATCTGAAAGACGTGGACGCGGGTACAGTTGCGCTAACTAGCCCAGACTTCACAGCATTTAAAGTTGGTGGGGTAACTATCACAGCTACCGGAACAGAATTAAACTATGTTGATGGTGTTACATCGTCAATTCAAACGCAGTTAAACAATGCTGCAACAACTGGAAAAGCCATAGCTATGGCAATGGTATTTGGATAATAAAGGAGTTTTTCAATGGCAAATCCAAATGTAGTCGCAGTAAGCAGTATTTATGCTAATACAGCCGTAGATGCTGATGTTGCTGCAAGTGCAGTTAGTTTATTAACCGCTGCATCAAATAAATTATTAAAGATAAATTCATTAATTATAGCCAACATAGATGGCACTAATTCGGCTGATATATCGGTTTGGATTACACGATCTGGTGTGGATTATTACATTGCTAAAACAATCACAGTTTCGGCTGATAGCACCTTGCTACCCATAGATAAAAATATGGGGCTGTACTTGGTTGAGGGTGACATACTCAAAATACAAGCAAGTTCAGCGGGAGATCTATCCGCTGTTTGTTCATATGAAGAGATTGATGACGCTTAATAGAAAGTAATCTTATGAAAGCTTTTGGTAATATTGCAAAAGATGGTCAGGTCAGGGCAGTCGCTTCTGGTGCTTTGACTGATGGTACTCCTGTTATTGTGAACGCTGATGGCACTGTGAGTGTTGTTAGTGAAACGTCACAAACTCAAGCAATAGGGTCTTCTGCTAGTTATGAGGCAGATAAAAATGGCAGCAGCGTAACGGCTGCAATAGTTTATGACAGCACCAATAACAAAGTGGTCATTGTTTACAAAGACGCAGCAAATAGCAGTTATGGTACAGCAGTGGTTGGAACGGTGTCAGGAACTTCCATAAGCTTTGGTTCTCCTGTTGTTTTTAATTCTGCCCAAACCCAAGTTGGTAGTAATCAACATAATGTTGCTACTTTTATTGATGGTAAAATTGTAATTGTTTATGGAGATGGTTATTCACAAGGCGAAGCAATAGTTGGCACTGTGTCAGGAACGTCTATATCTTTTGGAACTGCTGCTGTTTTTAACAGTGGAAACACTGGTGAAGGGGCGGTTGTTTGTACAGACACTACTAATAACAAGGTTATTGTAGCCTATCGTGATGAAGGTAATAGCAATTATGGTGTGGCTTGTGTCGGCACTGTGTCAGGAACGTCAATTAGTTTTGGCAGTGAACACACTTTTAGAAGCACATCTATCTTTTCTACTAGCATAGGTTTTGATGCAAGCGCAGGTGCAGCAGTAGTTGCTTACCGAAATAGTAGCGGTGGTCAGTGTAGTGTTTTAACTGTTTCTGGTACAAGTGTATCCTCTGGTAGTGCCGTCACTTTTAACTCTTCTGCTAGTACAACTAATAATAATGTAGTGTACGACAGCAACGCACAAAAAACTGTTATAACGTATGTTGACGGTGGAAACTCCTCTTATGGAACTGGAATAGTAGGAACTGTATCAGGTACATCTATAAGTTTTGGGTCTGAAGTTGTATTTAATGCAGCAACAACGTCTCATGTAGGGGCTGCTTTTGACAGTAACGTAAACAGAATTGTAATTGCCTACTCAGACGGTGGTTCAGCAGGTAACTTTACTACTGGAATAGTCAGTGGAACTTCCATAACTTTTGGTCAAACAGAGACACAATTTGCTGCGTTTAATCCCTTTTATAGCCGTCTTTGTTTTGATAGCTCTAGCAACAAATGTGTTCTTGCCTATATGAAGGGGTCAAGTGACTATGATAATTTAAGTGCCGTTATTACAGCAGGGGCAACTAGCACTAACCTTACCTCAGAAAACTTTATAGGTTTCTCAGACGGTGCATACGCAGACACACAGAGTGCTGCAATAAACACAACAAACACAATAGACAGAAACCAAAGCGGTTTAACCGCAGGGCAAACATATTTTGTGCAAAACGATGGCACACTAGGATTAACAGCGGCTTCTACTTCAGTAACAGCAGGGACTGCTATATCAGCTACGGAACTAATAGTGAAAGGGTAAACAATGAAAACTATTGTAGAAACATCAACAGGTCTTTGCAAATATCTACTAGCTGACGATGTAGATGTAACAGCAACAGCAACAGAAATCACTGTAGGTGATCCGGCTCAGTTTATTATCGCTGATCTCAATAGCACAACGGTAACAGTGACTGACAATGTAACCAATGCACCCGAAGATTGGACAGGCAACAAGTATTTCTTTGACGGTATAACCTGGACAGCCAACCCTGATTGGGTAGACCCAGACGCTGAAGAGGGTGGGGAGTAAAACATCATGCGTATCATTGGTAATGATCCAAGCGTACCCAGACAAGAGCACGCTGTAGCTAGTGGTACGCTGACAAATGGCAAGCCTGTTGTTGTAAATGCTGATGGGACTGTGAGTGTTATTAGTGGGTCAAGCGCCTCTTTAGGTTCAGAGGCTGTTTTTAACAGTGCGTCAGTCAATTATACAAATGCTACTTTTGATAGTAATTCAAATAAAGTAGTTGTTGCTTATAACGATGCAGATAATTCTTTTTCTGGTACAGCGGTTGTCGGAACAGTAAGTGGTTCATCTATTACTTTTGGAACCCCTGTCGTATTTAATTCTGGCGAGTCCGCATGGGTTTCTATCGCTTTTGACAGCAACTCAAATAAGGTTGTAATAGCGTATTCAGACGCAGGTAATTCTCAGTATGGAACCGCAATAGTTGGAACGGTAAGCGGCACAAGTATTAGTTTTGGTAGCGAGGTTGTTTTTAATAGTGGTAGCTCAAGACGGATGGATATGGGTTTTGACACTAATTCTAACAAAATTGTAATAGCGTTTGCTGATGTTCCTGCTGGCGAAGATGGCACGGCAATTGTAGGAACAGTATCGGGAACCTCTATATCTTTTGGCAGTAAACAAGCTTTTCATAGCTATCAAATTGAATATCCTGCGGTTGCTTTTGACAGTAATTCTAACAAAGTAGTCATAGCTTATTCTGCTTATGATGGTGGCGACAAGATGAGCGCAGTTGTAGGCACAGTATCTGGCACAAGTATTTCATTTGGAAGCACTGCTTCAATCCTATCAGGCACTTATGGCATACATAATGGTGCTACTTTTGATAGTAACAGCAACAAAGTGGTAATTACTTTTAGGCATCAAGGCAGTTCTAGTCATGGTACGGCTGTAGTTGGTACGGTTAGTGGAACTGACATAACTTTCGGAAGTGCCGCTGTTTTTAACGCTGCTACTACAAATTACCCTGCGCCGCAATTTGATAGCAACTCTAATAAAGTTGTTGTTTCCTATTTAAACTCCGACACAAACGTAGCGAGTATAGTTGCGGGAACAGTAAGTGGAACGTCTATAAGTTTTGGTAGTGCAACTGCTTTTAACACTGGAACAACTAATTACATTAAAAACACTTTTGATAGTAATAGTAATAAAGTAGTCACGGTTTACAGAGATAACGGCAATTCAAATTATGGCACAGCAATCGCTTTTGCTCCAGACTCTACCACCCTCACTTCAGAAAACTATATCGGCATATCTCGTAGCGGTGCAGCTTCTGGTGCAGGGGCTATCATAGATACGCAAGGTGCAATAGCTGACAACCTATCAGGGCTAACCGCAGGGCAAAGCTACTTTGTTCAGACTGATGGCACATTAGGTACAACGGCTGCTACTCCTAGCGTCTTTGCAGGGACGGCTGTATCGGCAACTAAACTTATTGTGAAAGGTTAAACATGTTAAAACGTATAGGGGCTGAAGAGAGTGGTGAGTTAAAAGCGATAGCCAGTGGCACACTGCCAAGCGGTAAGCCAGTGATTGTTAATGCTGATGGGACTGTGAGTACTATATCGGGTTTACCTGCATCGTTTGGAGCGCAACAGGAGTTTGAAAGTGGTTCACCTGAGCCTCTAGCAGCAGCATACGATATCACCAATAACAGATTAGTTGTAGCTTTTACAGACCTTAATCATAGTGCTAGAGGTAAAGCTATTGTAGGAACAGTTAATAGTGATAATACTATTACATTTGGATCGCAAGCTACATTTAAATCATCTTCCTCGTACAGCATCTCGCTTGATTTTGATACAGCAAATGGAAAATTTTTAATAGCATATCGTTCAAGTAGCACTGTATTTGCTAGAGTTGCTACGGTTAATTCTTCTGATAATTCTATTAGTTTTGGCACTGAGGTTACTGTACAAACAAGTATAAATACTGGCTTTGGGCATCGAACTTGCGTGTATGATCCTGATAATGGCAAGTTTTTAGTTATTTATGCTAAAGATAACGCAAAAGGATTGGCTAAAGTTGGTACAATAAGTGGTACAGATGTAAGTTTTGGAAGCGAAGCAGAGTATGAGAGTAGTAAAAGTGGTACACAACAATCAATGGTGTATGATACTGGCAGTAATAAATTTGTTCTTGCATACCTTAGAAGTGATGGTAGCACGACAGATGTTGCAGTTAGAGTTGCTACAATAAGTGGTACAAGTGTAAGTTTTGGCAGTGATACACAACTTATAAATGCCAATATTAGTAAACATTTTGGCATAGCTTACGATCCAGTAAATAACAAAACTCTTGCTGTATATAGAGACAGTGGAAATTCTGATTATGCTACTCTAAAAGTCGGAACTGTTTCAGGGACAGGTATTTCATTTGGCTCCGCTGTTGTTATTGATTCTGGAACAGGTTCATTTCAACATGATGCAGCATATAATACAAGCACAGGCACAGTAGATATAACGTACAGAGCAGATGGATCAAATTCTAATGTGGCTCGTTTTGTTAGTGCGACAATAAGTGGAACTAGTGCAACTGTCACTACACCTGTTTCTTATACAGATGGGGAAGCTAATGATTTCCATCTTGTTTATGATCCCGATAATTCAAAAATGATTTTTAACTTTCGTGACCACACTACTTCTCAAAACGGTGTATCTGTAGTGCGTCAGCCAAACACTCTCAACCTCACCTCAGAAAACTATATTGGTATATCCAAAGGTGGCGCTGTAGCTGACACCAAGGGTGCAACTGTAGATATTATTGGTGCAGTAAATGATGAGCAATCTGGCCTCACCGCCGGACAACAATATTTCGTACAGACAGATGGAACGATAGGCACAACGGCTGCAACGCCAAGTGTACTGGCAGGGACTGCTATCTCTGCAACTGAGTTATTAGTAAAGACATAGGTGAACCATGAGCAAGCCAACATTAGCTTCATTAGATAAAAGGGTGGTAAAAGTGGAAACCCAACTGGAAGAAAGATGGAAAGAAACCATCCTAAGAATTAAAAGGCTAGAAAATATACTTATTGGATCAGCGGGTGCTATGATCCTATTGCTGATTACCATAATCACCAGAATGTAAATGGACCCAGTAAGTTGCGTTGCCCTAGCAACAGGAGCGTATAAAACGCTTAAAGCTGCAATTAGCACGGGCAAAGACCTTCAAGAAATGTCGGGAACTTTATCGCAATGGGGAAAAGCATTTTCTGATTTTACCAACTTAGAAGAGCGTGAAAAAAACCCACCTTTTTGGAAAAAAACCTTTAAAGGAAGCGATGAAGAAACCGCATTAGAAATCTTTGCCAACAAGAAAAAAATGGAACAAATGAGGGCTGAGATAAAAGACCATATCAGTTTTAACTATGGGCCGAGTGCTTGGAAAGAGGTTCTACAGATTGAGGCTCAAATGCGGCGTAGACGAAAACAAGAGTTATACAAAAAGCAAGAGCGTATAGACGCAGCAATAAACTTTGCGATTGGTGCATTTATTTTTGTGCTTAGTGGCGGTGTTTTGTTTGTTTTGTTTTACTTCTTAGGCAAGTGGCAGGGGCGTTGGTGAATGTGGGTTTTGTTGTGGGTTCAGTTATCAACGTCTGGGTTCGAACACTACCACATTGGAAGCTACACCAAGCAAGAGGTTTGCGAGATAGCCAAAGAGGACGCAAGCGTTCTTGTGACAAGCGATAAAGCAAAAGTTGTGTGCATTAAACTAGAGCTTTGAAACTCAGAGAATGTAAGGGAAAGTTTGTTGTTTATGACAGCAAAGGGCGAGTGGTGGTTATCACTCGTGAGCGCAAGATTGCGATTGAAATAGCAAGGAAAGCAGATGGTAAAAATAACGTCAAGCGTAATAGACGAGCTTAAAATACTACCCAGGTTGATGATGTTAGCCATTACAATTATGTGCTTCCAAGTCACAAACTGGATGATCAGTTTAGAAGATCCAACCCTAAATCAATCAGGATTTTGCAGCGTGATATTTGGCTGTTTCTCAGCTTGTTTTGCGGTGTGGTTGGGTAAGGAAGCAAAAACAGACAGAGGGGTGAGCGCACATGCTCCAAGCATTGATAGGGCCGATTACTGAATTAGCGGGAGGGTGGCTAAATGCCAAAACGCAAGCTCAACAAGCAAACGCAAAGCTCAAGCTCACGGAAGCCGAAGCCAAAGCAAAAATCCTTGTCTCAAAAGAAACCTCAATTGCCGATTGGGAAAAGATTATGGCGCAAGGTACTCAGTCTTCTTGGAAAGACGAGTGGCTAACAATTTTGTTTTCTATCCCACTTATTTTGGCGTTTTGCGGTGAGTGGGGGCGAGGTGTTGTAGCTGAAGGATTTACAGCTTTGGAACAAATGCCAAGCTACTATCAATACACCTTGGGTGTTATTGTAAGCGCGAGTTTTGCGGTACGTTCAGCAACTAAGTTTTTCGGGAGAAAATAATGGAGATGTGGCAATGGATTATGTTGTTTACCGCGGTGTCTCTGAACACTCTAGTTAATTGTTTAAGACTGTATTTGGAGAGCAAAAGGTGAGCGATTTAAAGCTTCCTCTTGGCCTTGTGCTTGCCATGCTTGTTCAGTTGGTGGGGGGTGCCTTTTGGGTGAGTAAACAGGCTCACCGAATAGAACATCTAGAAACCCAGGTTAAAGATAATTCTGAGTGGATTGACCAACTTTACACAGAGAACGAAATGCTCATCCGGTTCGCAACATTTACGGAAAACCGTTGGGCTGAGAGTTATGAAGAATTTGGTTACACGCGGCAATGGGGCCGTAAGCCAGTGGAGAAAGATAATGAGTGAAGGATTACGCAACTTACAACAGCGTTGTGGGTGTACGCCAGATGGTCAATTTGGGCCTAATACGGCAAAAGGAATTATGAAGCATTATGAATTGTCTCAGAATAAGGCTGCACATTTCTTAGGACAGGTGTGTATTGAAAGCATGAACTTTCAAGCCGTTGAGGAAAACTTAAACTACTCAGTCGATGCTTTGATGAAAGTATTTGGCAGATATTTCAAAACTCCGGCTGATGCAAAGCCATATTCAAAAAACCCAAGAGCACTAGCAAACTATGTATACATGGATAAAAACCGTAGTGAAAAATCTAAATTAGGAAATGTAAATACAGATGATGGTTGGATTTTTCGGGGACGCGGATTTTTACAAATTACCGGACGTGCAAACGTGCGTAAGTTTGCGTCAGATATGCGCTTGCCGGACGTGATGGACGAACCACAACTAATCTCGTCACACTATCCTATGGAGAGCGCCTTGTGGTATTTTAACAAGCGGCGAGGGCTCTGGAAGATCTGTGACGAAGGTGTGAGCAAAGACACATGCAAACGTGTCACCAAAAAGGTAAATGGCGGGTATAATCATTTAGATGAGCGTACAGATCAAACATTTAGAATCTATGAGTGGCTGAAGTAATGGTCACGAAAAGTAAATGCAATCCAGTGACCAAGCTGTTTTGGTCACGAGTATTCTAATTTTACCGCAAAAATATTCCAAAATAACTTGCCATAAGTTATTGTTTTCATTGAGGAAAAAGTGGAGCGGGCGATGAGATTCGAACTCACGACATTTACCTTGGCAAAAGAATATTACCTATAACGTGAATATTGCGTGAATATAATTTAATTTACATTGTTATCAATAAGTTAGGCGTATCTCATATGGGGTACGCCTCTTTTTTTATGGACATAACCATTCATTCATGAATAGAATAACAAGATAAAAGGGTAAAACAGTCTTTACCTGATACAATAATGAATGGAGAAAATATGGCACTATGGGAAGGTAAACACCTTAAATTACATCTTCGAGAACGCAGGGGTGAGCAAGCTTACGTAATCCGATATATGGATAAGAAAACCAACACTGAGAAAATGCGACAAGTACCAAAGGGCAGGGAGCCGATAGCTTGGGCGCAAAAACAAGACATAAAGCTAAAATACAATGGCACGTTAGATAGGGAGCAATCTTCTCTTCTGGTGGATCGAATTACGCTCTACAAAGCTGAGATAGACGAAAGAGTTGAGAACTTTAAGAGTGACTCTAAATATGGGCGTAGGCTAAGACCTAACAGGCGCACAACTCTTTTGGTGCATATTAACAAACATATCCTACCGCATTTCGGCAATATGGATATTGAGGACATTACCACACAAAACGTAATGAAATTTCAAAAAGAACTAGAGAAGAGAATGTCTCCACAGTATGCAAACACAATCGTTGGGACTTTGCGTAGGATATTTAAGTTTTTCCGGCAAGAAAGCTTGGTGCAACACAATCCTTGTGTTGACCTTGATCCTTTAGAAACGCGGGAGTCACAAGAGCGTTACACACCAACTGAAGAGGAAGTTGTTGCCATACTTAACGTCACAGGCGTGCATTGGAAGAAAGTTATGATTAAGCTTGCCGCTGCTAATGGAATGAGGATCAGCGAGATCCTTGCTCTCCGATGGGATGCTATCGACGGTGATAAAATCCACATTAGACTAAGCAATGACAGAGGCGAGCTAGGCGATACTAAGACCGCCGGAAGCAATCGTATCGTTAGAATAAGCAAAGACCTAAAAGATGATTTGGCACAGCTAAAATCAGTTAGCGATAGTCAATGGCTGTTTACCAATGCCAAGGGTAATTTATTCGCAGCAAGCGATGTGTTGAAATCGGTCCTACACAAAGCCTGTGTTAAGGCAAATGTGCAAAAGTTTGGTTTTCATGGTTTGCGTAGGTTTTACATTAACAAGCTTTTAAATGAGAACAAAAGCAAGGACCATGTACAGGTGCTTGTTGGGCATAAGGTGGGCAGTGATGTGACTGACAAACATTACCGCCAGATACGCCCTGAAGATGTCTATAAAGACGAGTACATCATAACATTTCATTGAGATTTTCGTGAGGCTAGTTTGTGTAAACTGGCCTCAGAAAACATTACCATTTCCAGGCCAGTTTTACAATTTGATTTTATTGATTTGGTCTATATTTTTGTGATCCAACAACCACATGAACAGCGTATAGATCATTAAGAGAAAACATCTTGGTTTCTCCTGTTTGTAGGTCTTTGAACGTTATATTATTGACGTTCATATCTACTAACTCTCTCACCACACCAACAAAAGATCCATCCACTTTAAACGATATTACAACATCGTCTTCGTCTTGTGGCGTCAACTGTGGATCTGCATAGATTATATCACCTTCACGATAACGCGGCTTCATATGGTCCCCATACACAGTCATTGCATATGCAGTATCTGAATACTCCAAAAAGCTTGGTTTGCGGATCTGTTGATGAGCTAACCTATTAAACCCTAATCGGGCTGCATAGGCATCGTTCAATTCTCGCACTTTTGTTTTCCCTTGGTACAAAGGAACGAACACGGCTGATGTGGTCTGTCTTACTGGTGAAAAGTCTTGATCATCGGTCTTAGTTTTAAGATCGTCTACTGTAACCCCAAGTGCTTCTGCTATTCTAACGAGTTTATCAAAACTTGGATTGGTTACTTCACCTTTCTCATATTTGCTTATTTGGCTTTGACTCACACCGGACAATTTTGCTAATTCGTCCTGTTTAACTTTTAATTTTGTTCTAACATCGTATATTCTTGTGAACACAATGTCCCCCACTCTTTGTTACTTTATGGTGGTGGAAGTATAACCGCCCACCTGTTTTCACTACTTACAAGACCGAAACGTGAAAAAATGTCACTTTTATGTACATCTAATCCTAGTCTTGAATCACCGGATCTCTCAATAAAATCCACCATCGGTGGGCCTTTTTTTGTGTACATAAACTTAAACTGATTAGCCCAAGATATACCCGCGATTTCATTAACAATGTGACTTTGTGTTTTCATAACTGCCGACTGAAAAATAAATCTTGTTAATGCCCTGTGGTGTTTGCCAATATTTTTTAACAAATACCCACCAGTAAAACTGCACCTCTTTTTGTTTCTATAAGTCTTATTGAAATAATCCATATTCATTTTCCATTCGATAGTCATTAAAGTATTTTATTCACATATGAATTAATATGTCAATTCAAAAAATATAAAATAATAAAAATGATTATAATATCACATTGCAGAATTTTAAAAAACAAATTAAAAACAACATGTTAGCACAAAAGCAATTACAGCATATGAATATTTTACCTATATTATAGTTGACATTATGCATATTTAAGAACTATGCATAAAATAAATCGACAAAATTTAGGCAGAAATCGTGCAGTTATTTGAGTATATGATAGCAAAAGAGGTATCACAAGCCTCACTCGCCAAGAGAATTGGCGTATCTCAACCCACCTTATCTCGTTATATCTCTGGTGACGTTATACCAAGTGTTGTGACTGCTTTGGAAATCCAAAAGGTTACAAAAGGTGACGTGCCAGTAGAAGCTTGGCTCACGGTAAAAGTAGATTTAGAGAACGCAATCAGACGTTACTATCAAGCTGCCCAACGAGGTGAGGTGGTCTACGATGGTGAATAGTC